GTCGGACAAAAGCTCTTCGCCCGTTTATTTTGATGGTCATAAAATTCACGATTATGTTTCTGTTGGATCATATGCCGCCACTATAAAGGCTATTACCTATCCTGACGAAATTCTAGAAGTAGAAGGGTATGGTAAAATTGTGGAAGGTGCTTGGATTGGCGATCAACGTCCAACTACTTTCTGTATGACTTACCGGACTAAAATCGCCAATGATTTAGAGCCAGACGGATCAGCATATCGTATTCATGTGTTGTATAACGTTGCCTTAGTCGCTTCGGATAAAGTCTACAACTCTATTTCGGGGTCTACTTCTCCTATGACTTTCGAATGGTCGGCGACCACAACTCCAGAAGAAGCCGATTTGATTGCGCCTGGGTCTCATCTGTTTTTCGATTCAGATGATTTGACCCCGGAAGTATTAGAGTGGTTAGAATTGCAACTTTACGGTGGAGATACCGCGAATCCAAATTTTCCAACCTACTCGGAGTTAGTTGAATATTTGTTTAACTACTATTCTGTAGAGATTATCGATAACAACGACGGAACATGGACGGCAAGGACCGATTTGCCGGGCTATTTGACGATGCTTAGTGCGACCAGTTTCCAGCTCAATAACGTTACGGCAACTACTATAGACGCGAATACCTACACCCTTTCCAGTACGAGATAACAAGGAGTCATTATGGCAACCGTTACCGGTTTAACTGCAGCAAGAATGTTGGCTATCGAAGCCGCTAGTGTCATATCTGGCGCAATTGTCGGGAACGATCTCATTCTGACTAAATTTGATGCGTCAACCATTAACGCTGGAAATGTACGTGGGCCTCAAGGTCCAACTGGGCCAGATGGTAACCCCATTGGCACCATCATTATGGGTGGATGGTCGGCGGAACCGGCTAACTATAAGTTCTTAAACGGACAAACTCTTGTCGGTGGCGTAGCTGCTTATCCAACCATTGCTGCGCTATTTCCTTCATGGGTATCCTCGGCAAACTTAATTCTTCCAAACATGGCCGGCGCTGTACCTATGGGTAGTGCTGGAGCAGCCGGACTTATGTCTGGGGCTATGACGCATACGTTGGTTGAAGCAAACCTTGCTTCTCACGTTCACTCTGGGCCTAGCCATACCCATACGGGTCCTTCTCACACCCACACAGGTCCTGCTCACCAACATACGTTTACTACCGGAGTCAATAGCATTGATCATTTCCATACATATTCTAATGCTGCTGGTACAGGCGGAGGGGGGCTTGCTGGTGGATCTACCTATGCTGGGCAAATCTACAACACCAGCGGGCAGAACACTACCCACACTCACTCTGGCACTACTGATGCCGAAGGAACTGGTCTAACTGGGTCGAGCGGAACCGGTAACACCGGAGCTAGTGGAACTGCTAACACGGGCGCCGCCGGATCGGGTACTCCCGTTGATCATACTCCGAGAAACATCTCAGTAAAGTTTGCTATTAAGGTGCTGTGAGGTTCTGATGTTCTCTTTCAACTCTACCGGATCGTTTGATAATACAAAAGGATTTCTGGAAGGGTTGTTAAAGGGGACTATCTATTCCGATTTTGATAAATATGGACGTAAGGGCGTAGAAGCATTAGCCCGAGCCACACCTAGAGACACCGGCAAGACCGCATCATCATGGCAGTATCGGATTATTCGAAATTCTGGCCGAACCGCTATCGAGTGGTACAATACCAATGAAAATAATGGCGTAAACATTGCGGTAATTCTTCAGTACGGTCATGGAACTGGTACTGGGGGATACGTCATGGGTAGAGACTACATCAATCCAGCGATTAGACCTATATTCGAAGAAATAGAAGCTGACTTTGTGAGGAGGTTGAATAGTGGCAAATAGTATCGACAACAAAGTTGTTTCTATCGAATTCAACAATGCTTCGTTCGAATCAAAGATCAGCGCTACTCTTAAGAGTATTGAAACGCTCCAGAATAGTCTGAAATTCGAAGGTGCTAAAGCTGGGTTTGCCGATCTCTCAAAGGCTGCTGATGGAGTAACTCTGAACGGCATCTCCGCCGGCATCGAAGGCGTAAGTAACAAATTCATTGCTTTGACCACTATTGGGGTTACAGCTCTTGCCACCCTCACCACTAAAGCCATTGATGCTGGTATGAGAATTGCTAAATCTTTAGCTATTCAGCCCATCGCTCAAGGCTTCCAAGAGTATGAACTCAAAATGGGCGCTATCCAGACTATTATGGCTGGATCTGGTGCTAGTTTGGAAGAAGTCAACAAGCAACTGCAGAATTTGAACGCCTATTCTGACCAGACGATTTATTCGTTTGCGGATATGACTCAAAATATTGGTAAGTTCACCAATGCGGGCGTCGATCTTAATACGTCAGTTGCTGCGATTAAGGGTATTGCTAACGTGGCAGCCCTTTCTGGTGCAAATGCCGAAGAAGCTGCTCGGTCTATGTATAACTTTGCTCAGTCACTTTCGTCTGGCTCAGTTAAGCTCATGGACTGGAAGTCTATCGAACTCGCTAACATGGCCACTGTTGAATTCAAGACTCAGCTTCTTGAAAGTGCAGTTGCGGCAGGTACTCTTACCAAGCAAATCGATGGAACATACAAGACGATCGAAGGAACTCCAGTTACCGCTACAAAAGGCTTCAATGAAAGCCTTCAGGAACAGTGGCTTTCTTCAGAAGCGCTTGTCTCTACTCTTCAGAGATATTCTGACGCTACCACCGATATTGGTGCACGAGCGACGGCTGCTGCGACCGAAGTTAAGACCTTCACGCAGTTGATGAGCACGGTTAAAGAAAGCGTTGGGTCCGGTTGGGCTTCATCGTTTGAGATTCTGTTTGGTAACTTTGAGGAGGCCAAGAGTCTCTTCACCGGAATCAATGCGGCTATCGGCGATTATGTAGGAAAATCAGCAGATGCCCGAAACGCGCTTATTCAAGGATGGAAAGACCTTGGTGGTCGCACCCTCCTTATAGATTCATTAAAGACTGCATTCTATGCTCTGGGTAAGACACTCGCTCCAATCAAGGAAGCCTTCCGAGACATATTCCCCAAGCAGACTGCTGAAGGGTTGTTTAGCCTAACGCAATCATTTGCGCTGTTCACACAGAAGCTTATTCCAACCGAAGAGACGGTCGACAAGATTCGACGTATATTCTCAGGCTTCTTTAGCGCTATTCGAATTGGCATTGAGGTTATAAAGGGTGTTTATAGCGTATTTGCTAACCTCTTTAGTCTCTTTGCTGGCTCAACTGCTAGTGGCGGAATCATGGAATTCTTTGCCTTAATTGGCGATGGGATTACCGCACTTAAAGAAGTTCTTGTCGATGGTCGAAAGATTAGTTCTTTCTTCGATGGAATTAACGAAAGTGTTACTAAGTTTGTTGAATCTCTGGATTTTGGTCCAGTTGTCAATGCATTCAAGAAGATTAAAGACGCTATCGTCGATTTAGTTAAAAATATAGACTGTACTCCGCTTATTGTGGCCTTGGTGTCCCAGAAGCTGCCACACAGAGCTTTAACGCATTCAAAGAAGTTATTTCTGGACTCGCTAACATATTCCAGCAAATCATTGATAAGGTTGGTTCGTTCATCTCTGGGATGGGTGGAGCTGCCGATGCTGTTGGAAATGGCGTATCTGAAGTTAGTAACGCAGTGTCCGATATATTTACTGAGATTGGTAAGGCCTTTGAGTCTCCCGATTTCAACTTCGACAATGTATTGAAGGTTGCTGCCGCCGGATTGTTTGGTGGGTTGGTCTTACTTATTCGTAAGTTCCTGAAAGAGGGCATTAAGATTGACTTTGGTCAATTTGCTCTTATGGACCAACTCAAAGAAGTCCTAGGTGGTGTAACTGGTAACCTTAAGGCAATGCAAACCAACATCAAGGCTGATACTTTGATGAAGATTGCAATTGCGTTGGGCGTTCTTACCGCTTCAATTCTGGTATTGTCGTTGATTGATGGAGACGACCTGGCCAAGGCCCTTGGCGCACTATCGGTTGGTATTATCCAATTGTCCGGCGCTATGCTTGCTCTTACTAAGCTTTCAGAAGGCCCAATGTCGGCGGCAAAGCTTATTCTGCTTGCTATTGGGTTGACAATTCTTGCTGGAGCAGTATTCCTTCTCGGCTTGGCGGCAAAGTTGCTTAGCACAATGGGATGGGAAGAGATTAGTCGTGGACTCTTTGGAGTAACCGGCCTTCTTGTCGCCATGGCGGCTGCTGTTAAGCTTATGGGTGATAAATCAGGCCTTATAGGCGCTGGTATTGGTATATTTACTATATCTGCCGGTTTGCTTCTTATGGGTCTAGCGCTAAAGCTTATCTCTGGACTTGGTTGGGAAGAAATAGCACGAGGGCTTGTTGCCGTTGGTGGCGCACTTTACGTGATGTCCAAGGCTATGGAACGTATTCCCACATCGGGTATGATCCAAGCGGCATTGGGCGTCGGAATCATGGCTGGTAGCCTGTTTATACTCGGTATGGCTATTAGAAGCTTTGCTGGTATTGACTTTGGCACATTGGTCTATGGTTTGGGCGGAATTGCAGCTACCTTGGGCGTCATGGTTACAGCACTTAATAGAATTGACCCGAATAAGATCATCCAAATTGGAGCCGCAATGGTTCTGCTTGGAATCGCATTGAACCTCATCGCTAAAGCGGTTGAATCAATGGGGGTTCTTTCTGGTGGTACAATCATCAAGGGTGTGCTCGGTCTCGGTGTTGTTCTTCTGCTTTTGGCTACGGCTATGAAGGCTGTAGAAAAGGCTGGTCTTGGAAACGCTATTACGTTGTTTATTATGGCCGCCGCTTTGGACAAACTTAGTGGCGTGTTGAAGAATGTTGGCGAACTTCCATGGTCGGTAATCATAAAGGGTATTGTCGGACTAACACTTGTTCTGGGAGCCTTTATTGCTCTTGGATATTTGGTTGGCCCAATCGTAGTCCCACTACTTGCCTTTGGTGCAGCAATCGCTCTTATTGGAGCAGGTTTCGGCCTGTTTGGTATGGGCGCTGCTGGTGTTGCAAGAGCAATTCAAATTCTTGCGACCACCGGAGCCAAGGGGGTTAAAGTATTCGTATCCGTATTGGACGATTTACTTGCGGTTCTTCCGAAGATTGCGGTCGCCCTCGGTGCTGCCGCGGCTACCTTTGTTGGATCGTTCTTAACAGGATTCGAAGATCTTATCCCCGCAATTGTCAGTCTTATTGGTGCACTCTTAGTTGCCATTCAAGGGCTTGTCCCACAAATTGTGGCTACTGTTATAGTTATCGTAGAAGAGCTTCTTCGTGCTATAGCTACATTGTACCCACAGCTCGTTGAAACGGGCTTAGGATTGATTCTAGCCCTGTTAGAAGGCATTGCAGACGCACTTCCTGAGATCATTAATGCAGCAGTTGATATTATTGTTGCGTTGCTTGAAGGTATAGCCAATAATCTTGGGGATATCTATGGAGCTGCGGCAGATATTGTTGTTGCGTTGATCGAAGGTATTGGTGGCGCATATTTGGAAATCATTGCGGCGGGTGCCAAGATGATTGCCGATATCATTACCGGTATTGGGCAAGCTGCCGAAGATATCGTTACTGCTGGTGCTAATGCTATCATTAGCTTCCTTGAGGGCGTTGCTTCCAACGTTCTGATGGTTGTTGATGCTGGATTCCAGATTGTTATCGACTTCCTTAATGGATTAGCCGACAGTATTGAAAAGAACCGCGGCGAATTGGCAGCGGCAGGTTTCAACCTTCTTAACGCCATCTCTGGTGGTATTCTCGAGAAGGCTGTCGAAGTATTTGCTTGGTTTGCAGCATTCCCGAAAGCGGTTGTTACGGCTATTGGGGACGTTCTAACTACGCTTAAGAATGTTGGTATCAACATTATTAAGGGATTGTGGGACGGCATCGATTTCCGTATTGAGCAAATTATAAACTGGTTCGAAGGACTAGGTAACACTATTGTCCGGTGGATTGGCGATGTAACCTCTACTCTGTTCAATGTTGGTGTTGATTTGATTAGAGGTCTTTGGGATGGATTATACGATAAGACAGTTAATTGGTTGAAGCAAAAGCTTGGGTTCTTAATCAACATGCTTCCGGGCTGGGTTAAGGATGTTCTTGGTATCGAATCCCCGTCTAAGG